GGTCTCAGCTGACATAAGCCGTGATGAGCAAGTGCATGTTGCCGCTAATAGCCTTGTATGTCGGGAGCTTGGTCTTACTGTTTCACCAAGCCTTGACAAGCTGAGGAAGGCAACAATCAACTGGGTTATGACGCCTCTGAAAGCGTCACACCCCGATAAATATCTGAGCAAAAATTTTTGGCTGGATGCGAGTGATCGTCTGATGTATGAGGGCAAGGCTCCCGAACTTTCTGACACCAAGCGAGCCCGTATGCCTGCCTTCTTTGAACATGCAAACCCCAATCTCCCTAGCTACGCTTAAGCTTCACAACGAAAGGTTGGATGAGTTGATTACGGAACTGGAAGGACACTTCACCTTCCAGATTCCATCACCACATGATGCGTATGAAACCATCATGTATAGAGCTGGTCAAGCCAGCGTTATTGAATACATTAAACAACGACTGGAAGAATAGCTATGTGTTTCAAACAACCTAAGCCCCCTGCACCCCCACCGCTAGCCCCTGCTCCTGCACCACCAGCCCCTGCTCCTGCAGCAGTACCACCCCCTCAACTCATCAACGGTACTAACAGTATTGGTGGGACAAATAGTTCAATTGATGGTACTAACCCTAGTATCAAGACAAAGAAAAGTAAAAAGGAAGAGCAAGGTGCCCTTAGTAAAGGTGTCAACTCTTTGAAGGTTCCCTTGCGAGTTCCTGTTAACCCTGGTGGTAGTGGAGGTCTAAACGTATGACCGCTCGGAGCCGCTACGATGCTCTGGTTGGTAACCGTAACGAGTTCCTTGATACTGCTATTGAATGTAGCCGACTGACTCTCCCCTACCTAATCAAACAGGATGGGGATACCAGTAATCACCGTCGTCTTGTCACTCCCTGGCAAAGCGTTGGTGCTAAGGGTGTTGTGACGCTGGCATCTAAGTTGATGCTGGCGTTGCTTCCTCCTCAGACTACTTTCTTTAAGCTACAGATTCGTGACGATAAACTAGGAGCTGAGATCCCCGCAGAAGTTAGGTCTGAACTTGACCTGAGCTTTGCTAAGCTAGAGCGTATGGTGATGGACTCCATCGCTGCATCTAGTGATCGGGTAACAGTTCACCAAGCTATCAAGAACCTTGTGGTTGGAGGCAATGCTCTCCTCTTCATGGGTAAAGATGGCCTCAAGCACTTCCCTCTTAATCGTTTCGTTGTTAACCGAGACGGGAACGGGAACATCCTTGAGATTGTCACCAAGGAATTGATTGATCGGAAACAAATTGAGCTACCTGTCATTGAACCTAATGCACCGGGTAATGACGGAGATAAACAAGGTGCTGTTGATGACGACGTTGAGGTGTATACCTACGTCAGACTGGATAATGGTCGCTGGGTATGGCATCAGGAAGTGTTCGATAAGATCATTCCTAACACCAGATCCACTGCACCTAAGAATGCTAGTCCTTGGCTCGTCCTAAGATTCAATACAGTAGATGGTGAAGACTATGGTCGCGGTCGTGTAGAGGAGTTCCTCGGTGACCTGCGTTCATTGGAAGCACTATCCCAAGCATTGGTAGAAGGTACTGCTGCTGCAGCTAAGGTGATCTTTACGATCTCCCCCTCCTCTACTACCAAACCACAGACCCTAGCTAATGCAGGCAATGGTGCCATCGTTCAAGGTAGGCCTGATGACATTGCAGTTGTCCAAGTAGGAAAGACTGCTGACTTCAGGACTGCACAGGAGATGACTAACACACTCACTCAACGTATCAGTGAAGGTATGTTGGTGATGAATGTCCGTGACTCTGAACGCACTACTGCTGAAGAAGTCAGGATGACACAGTTTGAACTTGAATCACAACTGGGTGGACTATTCTCCCTGTTGACTGTTGAGTTCCTGGTGCCTTACCTGAACCGTAAGCTGATGGTCCTTCAACGTGATGGAGAGCTACCCAAGATTCCTAAGGATCTGGTGAAGCCCACCATCGTTGCTGGTATCAATGCCCTTGGTCGGGGTCAAGACCGAGAGTCACTCACTGCCTTCATCGGAACCATTGCACAGACAATGGGTCCTGAAGCAATGATGAAGTACATCAACCCTGAGGAAGCAATCAAGCGTCTTGCTGCTGCTCAAGGTATCGACGTACTGAACCTTGTTAAGAGCGCTGATCAGCTCCAACAGGAAATGGAGCAACAACAACAGTCACAGATGCAACAGTCGATGGTTGATCAAGCAGGTCAACTGGCTGGTGCTCCTCTTGCTGACCCCTCTAAGAATCCACAACTACAGGAGATGCTCGGTGGACAACAAGCCCAGCCGCCTACAGAAGGTGCCCCAGAAGCCCCTGCCCCCGGTCAGTAAACCGGACACCTCTGGGACTGAGAATAAGTACGCCCGTAAGCGTATGATTGGTCCCCCTAAATGTAAGGATGCAGTAACTACTGTAGGCCTTGGTAAACTAACTGTCGAAACCACCTATGGCAAACCAGATTACAATTGATCCAACTGAAGTCAGTGAAGGCGAGTTTACCGCTGATGAATTAGACTCCATTAGTGTTGGTGAACAACTGTTCCAAGAGGAACAAGCATTGCTTGCTGGTATGAGGAAGAGGAAGTACCTGCTGGTGTTAGCCTCATCCAACGTGCCTCTGAAGAGTTCGCTACTAACAACGGTAAGCTATCTGAAGAGACGCTGAATAAGTTCAGTGAAATGTCTAGCCGAGACTTGGTTGAGGCATATATGCAGATGCAGCAGGACGCCCCTCAAGCAGAGCCTGCTGCTGACCTTTCTGAGAGGGAAGTGAATGTCATTCAGAACAGTGTTGGGGGTGAAGCTGCCTATGCACAACTCGTTGGTTGGGCAGCAGAGAACCTCCCTGCCGATTATGTCGAGGCCTTCGATAGTGTGGTGGAGTCTGGCAAGGTTCAGGCTATCCAACTGGCTGTCGCAGGTCTCCAGCGTGAGTACGAGAATGCAGTTGGCTATGAAGGACGGACTCTTACTGGAAAGGCAGCAACTCAAACGGCTGATGTCTTCCGTTCTCAAGCTGAAGTAGTCCGTGCAATGTCAGACAAACGCTATGACAATGACCCGGCATATCGTAACGATGTGTTTGAGAAACTTGAACGATCCAATCTCCAATTCTAATGACTGTCGTTACTGAAGACCACAACCGTACAAACATCTACGCAATCGAACCCACCGTATACATGGACGAGAATTACACCGTGACTCACAATGAACGAGCCGAGCTTCTTAATGGACGCCTTGCAATGCTTGGTGTTATGGCTGCTCTGGGGGCTTACGCTTTGACCGGACAACTGATTCCGGGAATTTGGTAAATGGTAGAGGCCGCCTACATGGCAGGCCTTTATGAAGGTGAGGGAAACATAAGTAAAACATCGCTAAACGGTTACCGTATTACAATCGTTATGACCGACCTAGATGTTTTGGAGAAATATCAAAGAGCCGCTGGTGGTGTTGGTAGTATTTCACCTATGAAGAAATACAAGCCTCACCACAAAGACTCTTGGAAGCTACGCATTGGAGACAAAGTATCCGTTGCCAGAATTCTATCTCTTATGCTCCCATACCTTGGTAACCGCCGAGCTTATGACGCATTGAATGCGTTGGACGATATTGATTACAGCACTCGTAAACCTATCCACTAAAGAATAATAGGTCCAGCCCCTAGCGAGTAGTGCTGGGCCTTATGTGTAGACGGAGATAAGAAAGTTCTTCGCTATCTTATTATGCTTCCTCTTCTAACAACTCTGTCAGTGATCTCCTCTTGGTATGGACCCGGCTTTCACGGGAACCTTACCGCTAGTGGATCACGATTTAATCAACATGCCCTTACTGCAGCGCACAAGACACTACCCTTTGGAACACGACTGCGTGTTTCTACGTTCATGGTAGGCAACTTGATCTCAGTAAAGGTGCGGCTGATGCAATCGGTCTCACTGCCTCTGGTGTTGGACGAGTCAATGTAACCCGACTCAACTAACTACATTATTATGGTTGCTACAATTGCAGCTCCACGCTCCCAGTCTAATCCCTGGGAGTCTTATTTACGCTGGGTAACCAGCACCAATAACCGCATTTATATTGGACACTTCGGTGTCTTGATGATCCCTTGCCTGCTGGCAGCTACTGCCTGTTTTGTAATTGCGTTCATCGCTGCCCCACCTGTTGACATAGATGGTATCCGCGAACCCGTAGCTGGGAGTTTAATGTATGGAAACAACATCATTTCGGGAGCCGTTGTTCCCTCCTCCAATGCAATCGGACTACATCTCTACCCAATTTGGGAAGCTAATTCACTTGATGAATGGCTCTACAATGGTGGTCCGTTCCAACTCACAGTCTTCCACTTCCTCATTGGCATCTATGCTTACATGGGACGAGAATGGGAGCTTAGCTATCGACTAGGGATGAGGCCTTGGATCTTTGTTGCATACTCCGCGCGGTATTCCTGGTCTATCCGTTTGGGCAAGGCAGCTTCTCTGATGCTATGCCGCTGGGTATTTCTGGAACCTTCAACTATATGTTCGTCTTCCAAGCTGAACATAACATTCTCATGCACCCCTTCCATATGCTTGGGGTCGCTGGAGTGTTCGGTGGGTCGCTCTTTAGTGCAATGCACGGCTCGCTTGTCACTTCCTCGCTTGTCCGTGAAACGACTGAGCAGGAGAGCCAGAACTACGGCTACAAGTTCGGCCAAGAAGAAGAGACCTACAACATCGTTGCCGCTCACGGATACTTCGGTCGTTTGATCTTTCAATATGCAAGCTTTAACAATAGCCGTAGCCTTCACTTTTTTCTGGCTGCTTGGCCTGTTGTTGGTATTTGGTTCGCTGCTCTTGGCGTGTCTACTATGGCCTTTAACCTTAATGGTTTCAACTTTAACCAGTCTTTGGTTGATAGTCAGAACCGGGTTATCCCGACTTGGGCTGATGTCCTCAACCGAGCAGGTCTTGGAATGGAAGTCATGCACGAACGAAACGCTCATAACTTCCCGCTTGACCTTGCCACCGCTGAATCCACGCAAGTGGCTCTCACCTCTCCCTCTATTGGATAACTACTATGGCTAAAGCCTCTTACGATCCCAAGACTTCTAC